AATTTAACTTTGATTAATGAATTAAAATTAATAATCGACAGAGACAATTTAAAAGCTTATTAACTTAATATTTATAAACAATGAAACCATCAGATTTTAAAAAAATTATTAAAGAGGCAGTAAAGGAAGCTATTCAAGAAGAATTAAAAGATATTCTATTGGAAGCTGTTCGTGCCCCTAAAACAATTGTTACGGAGTCACTTAGAGACACTTATGCTCAACCACATTTATCAAAACCAAAACAATTAACCCCAGCTGAAAGACAAGCAATGTTTGGAGGTATTTTAGAGGAAATGCAAGGTGGAGGAGCCGCAACAACAGCTTATGCTGGACAATTTCAACCACAAGGACCTGTAGATGCTATTAATGGAGCATTACCTGAAGGAAATGTAGGATTAGATCAAATAATGGCTTTAATGAATAAATAATGGCATTTGGAGCAAAAAGAATATTCCCTTTAGATACCAAACCAAGTGTTGGGGTAGGGGTAGCTTTACCTTTTAATGCTCCGGCTGTTTTTAAAACAACATATACTACACAAGAATCTATTAAATATAATTTAATTAATTTCTTTTTAACAAATCAACCCGAAAGATATTTAAATCCTACTTTTGGTGGTAATTTACGAACTTTTGTATTTCAACAAATAACAGAAGGAAATTTAGAAGGATTACAAACAAATATTGAAAATTCATTATCTCTTTATTTTCCAAATGTAGTAGTAGAAGAATTTACTATTGTACCTAATGAAGATGAAAATGAAGTTAAAATTAACCTTACATATAGTATTCAAAATACAGGTATAAATGACGCAATTGAAATCCAATTTACATAATGGCTATTAGAAGAAACATATCTTACATTAATAAAGATTTTACAGAATTAAGAGCTAGTCTTGTTGACTATGCTAGAACATATTTCCCTACTACATATAATGACTTCAGTCCAGCTTCCCCTGGTATGATGTTTATGGAAATGGCTGCTTATGTTGGAGATGTTTTAGCCTTTTATTTAGATAATCAATTACAAGAAACATATTTACAATATGCTCGTCAAACTAATAATTTATATGAATTAGCTTATATGTTTGGTTATAAACCAAATGTAACTCAAGTTGCTACTACTTTTGTAAATTTTTATCAACAAGTACCAGCTATTCAATCAGGATCTATTTATGTGCCTGATTTTAGTTATGCTTTATATATTGAACCTAATTCAACAGTAACGCAAAATACAACTAATAAAGTCCCATTTTTAATTCAGGACCCTATAGATTTTTCAGTATCAAGTTCTGGAGACCCTACAGAAGTTACAGTATATGAAATTTCAGGAGTAATACCAACTAAATTCCTTTTGAAAAAAACAAGAAAAGCAATTTCTTCAACTATTGAAACAGCACAATTTCAATTTGGAGCTCCAGTTCAATACTCAACTGTTGAAATAAATGCAGAAAAAATTGTTGGAATTTTAGATATTATAGACTCAGGTTCAGGAGATACATGGTATGAAGTTGATTATTTAGGACAAGAAATGGTGTATAATTCAATCAAAAACACTAATACAAATGATCCTAATTTATCCCAATACTCAGGAGATACACCTTACATTTTAAAATTAGATAAAATCCAAAGAAGATTTGTAACTAGATTTTTGGATTCCGGTTCATTACAAATTCAATTTGGGGCAGGTACTGCAAATGATACTGATGAAGAAATTATTCCAAATCCAAATAATGTAGGAATTGGTTTACCTTTTGAACAAGATAAACTTACAACTGCATATTCTCCTGAAAATTTCTTATTTACTAAAACTTATGGTATAGCACCTTCTAATACAACTTTAGTAGTTAGATATTTAACTGGTGGAGGAGCTGTATCTAATGTTCCTGCTAATTCATTAACTGTATTTACTGGAACTGCTACATTTTTAAATTCAAATTTATCTCCCACAACAGCAAATACAATTTTTAATACTTTAGGAGTAACAAATCCTATAGCAGCTGATGGTGGAGGTGATGGAGATTCAATAGAAGAAATTAGACAAAATTCATCTGCTAATTTTGCTTCACAATTACGAAATGTAACTCAAGATGATTATTTAGTTAGAGCACTTTCTATGCCTGCTAATTATGGAGTTATTTCAAAAGCATATATTGAACCTACTAAAGCACAATCAATATCTGCTGGTGAGTCTCAATCCGTATTAGACTTGTATGTGTTGTCATATAACGTAAACAATCAATTAACCACAGCATCCACCGCTTTAAAACAAAATTTAACTACATACTTATCTCAATATAGAATGGTTAATGATTCTGTTAATATTAAAGATGCTTTTATTATTAATATTGGGGTTAATTTTAGTATTATCATATTACCTAATTACAATAGTAATGAAGTTTTATCTAAATGTATTGTTGCTTTAAAAGATTATTTTGCTATTGATAAATGGGCAATTAATCAACCTATTATACTAAGAAATATTTACATTTTACTTGATGCTATTGAAGGAGTTCAAACAGTTCAAGATATTACTATTAATAATTTAGTAGGAGAAAATTTAGGATATAGCAAATATGCTTATTCAATACCTGGAGCAACAGCAGCAAATGTAATTTATCCTTCTTTAGATCCTAGTATTTTTGAAGTCAAATACCCTAATTCAGATATCCAAGGAAGGGTAGTAAATTTATAACAAAATGGCAGTATTAAAAATATTCCCCGATAAAGACGCTACATTATATTCTCTATTCCCTAATATGAATACGGGATTAGATGAAATTGTAGAAGCAACAGAAACTGTTTTTGCATATTCAGACCCTAATCCACAAACAAGTAGATTTTTAATTCATTTTGCTGATGAAGATTTAGCAGCTGCTATTGATTTAATCCCTCAATCATTATTCAATTCAGGATCTACAACCTCTACAGGAAGTTGGAATGCTAAATTACAATGTTTTATTGCTACTGCTACAGGTTTAGCAGTAACTACTTCTATTGATTGTTTTCCTTTAGCCCAATATTGGGATATGGGAACAGGACGTTATTTAGATGAACCTATTTCAACAGATGGATGTAGTTGGATATGGGCAGGCTATTCAGGTAGCACAGTGTGGCAAACCTCTAACCCTCCTTCAGGAGCATCATCATCATATACTTCATCAGTCCCTGCTGGAGGTGGTGTTTGGTATACCGGTTCTCAATATACTTCCTCAGTTACTTTTTCATATAGAACAAATAAAGATATTAATTTAGATGTAACTAATACTATTAAAGCTTGGACAACTAGTTCAGGCACTATTCCTACTACTATAATAGATAATTATGGATTTATTTTAAAACAGCGTTTAGAGTTTGTAGATAATAAAAATTACCAACCAGAATTAAAGTATTTTTCAGTCGATACAAACACAATTTACCCACCTGCTTTACAAATTAGTTGGAATGATTTTTCATTTAATACTGGTTCTAACAATACTCAAACAATTTTAAATACACTCCCAGCTACTATTACTTTAGCACAAAATCCAGGAGTATTTTATAGTGAAAGTATAAATAGATTTAGAATAAATGCCCGACCTGAATATCCCATTCAGTTGTGGACAACTAGTTCAGTTTATTTAAATAATTACTATTTACCTACAGCTTCATACTATGCTATTAAAGATTTAGAAACTAATGAATATATAATTGATTTTGATCCTATTTATACTAAATTAAGTGCTGATTCTACTTCAAGTTATTTTGATATGTATATGAATTTTCTTCAACCAGAAAGATATTATACTGTTTTAATTCAAAGTACGATTAACGGCTCAACAATTGTATTTAATGACCAATACTACTTTAAAGTAATTAATGGATAATGGCTGTTATAACTTTATTTAAACCTACATACGATAAAAACCAATACCAAAAGGTAATTGATACTTCTTTTACTCAATTAGGATTAATAACACCTACAAGTTCATTAGTTGCTCCTACAATATCTGTAGCTGAATTTTTTCATAATTACCAAGAATTATTTTTTTCTATACCTAAGTTTGGAAATGCCGATTCTCATGAGTATCTTATTAGAACAAGTACAGACTATGTTGGTACTTCAGCGGTAACAGATACTACAGTTCAAGCTTTAATTGATGAAATTACACAATTAAGACAAGAAAATTTAGATTTACAACAACAATTGCTTTCAGGAAGCTTAAAAGTATAATAGATGAACGAAATAATTAACATAATTCCTATTTCTCCAGCAAATTTTGAATTTCAGGAATATAATTCTGATGATTTATCTTTAATTCAAACTCAAGAAGTAGAAATTTCTTTTAATCCTGAAACAGATTATATTGAATATTATATTTATGACATAAATGGAAATACATTAATAGAAAATATAAATGGTTATCCTGGGTATAAATTAATAGATAATCAAGTTTCAATAGATCCTTTAAAAGACCTAACAGCTTATGGTTATGATCAGGGAGCTTATAATACACTATATAATTTTTTAAGAAGAAGATTATCATCAAATCCTTTTAAAACTTATTTTATATCTGAAATTAGTTCTGATAGAACTGAACTTAGATTAGATACAACTGATATATTAGATTTTGAGGTTGTAGGAACGACAACAGCTTTTATTCAAGAAATACAATCTTCATTACTTCAATATGTAGATTTTTATTTAAATTTTGGAGATAATCAATTAGTAATTGCTAATAATTTATTATTAGACAATACTGATCCTACAAATCCAACAATTCTAATTAAATTATATGAACCACTTCCAGACCAATTTACATTAAAAAGTCAATGTTGGGTAGTAGAACAAATAGCTAATTCTTTAGCATATAATATTACAATTACTCCTACTTTTGATACTATTGGAGATAATATTTTTATAGCTGGTCCTAATTATAATTTAAATGTTAGTGATGAAATAAATAATTCAACAGATTATATAAATTATACCAATTTAACAACTACTACATCTTCATATTCTCAAGGAACAGGTAGTTTACAGTATCAATTAAATAATTTATTAGCCCAAAAAGGATTATCAATTAATATTGATTATTCAGATTATAGTAATTTTATTCATTTTTCATCGGCACAAACAAGATTAGAAAATTTTTATTATAAATTATCTTTATTAGAAGAATATACTTACAGTGCTAGTTTCTCAGATAATTCTTCAAGTGGATCTTATTATGTTTCTTCAAGTAATATTATATGGCAAGCTAAAATAGATGAAATTATTACTACTTTTGATCCTTATGAATATTATCTATATTATTCTTCGGGTTCAACATCTTGGCCAAAAACAGGAGATACACCACCTTACACAAATTATTCAACAACATCTACAAGTGGATCTAATTGGTTTATATCTCAATCATTAGTTGCTGAAGAATATGATATTGAAAATAATAATGCTTTAACACTAGCTATTCCTTCATATATCCTAGATGACCCAGACAATTATAATTTTGGGTTATTTGTTGAAATGATTGGACAAAGTTTTGATAGTATATTTGTATATTTACAAGATGTTACTAACAAATATAATGCTGATAATAGATTAAATTATGGTGTATCTAAAGATTTAGTAGCAGATATATTAAGAGATATGGGTGTAAAAATTTATCAAAATAATTTTTCATCTAATGATCTTTATCAAGCATTAATTGGTTTAACTCCTTCGGGAAGTTTATATAATTTACCATTTACAACCACTCAATTTCCTGTTCCTACAGGTTCTGGTTTAGAATATATAACAACATATGTTACAGCATCCTCAACTTCATCATTATATCCCACAGATGATATAAATAAAGAAACATATAAACGTATATACCATAATATTCCTTTATTACTTAAGAAAAAAGGATCAGTAGCTGGTTTAAGAGATTTAATTACAACTTTTGGAGTTGATGATACTATTTTACGCATCAATGAATTTGGAGGTAAAGATAAAAACATTAATAGTTATGATAACTGGCAGGATGAATATAATTATGCTTTTTATACAAGTGGTTCAGCATTTATTAGTTCATCTTTTACTTTAAATTCATCATGGAATGCTTTAAATAATAAACCACAGGCTGTAGAATTTAGATTTAAAACAGATGGTTTACCTCAAAATACAGCTAGTATTGCTTCCCAAAGTTTATGGTTAACCGACACTAATGTTAATTTAAGATTAAGATATACAGGTTCAGGTTATACTACTGCCTCTTATAGTGGAGGTCCTGTAAATCCTTATTATCAATATGCTAATTTAGATTTTATCCCTAATTTAACAACCCCATCAATATCAGCAAGTCTTTATTTACCATTTTATGATGGTGGTTGGTGGTCAGTATTAATTAATAGTAGTAGTGTTGGATTTACTTTATATGCTGCTAATAAAAATTATAAAGGTGAAGATGGAAATGTAGTAGGATTTCAAGCTTCCTCATCAGTAACTGGAAGTAATGTTTGGACAGCTAGTTTAATATCTACTTTCGGCTCAGCTTCTTATAAAATATTTACAGGTTCATTTCAAGAAATTAGATATTATACCCAACCAATAACAAACGATAATTTTGATGCTTATGTAATGAATCCTTACTCAATTGAGTCAAGTGAAAATTTAGCATTTAGAGCAACTTTAGGAGGTGAATTATATACTGCTTCTATTTCTGTTCATCCAAAAGTAACAGGATCTTGGGTTATAACCTCTTCATTTGTTGGAAATAGTAATTTTCATACAAGTTCTGGAGGTGAATATACTCCAAATACAGAAGTATTTTACTTTGATCAAGTTCCATCAGGTATTCAAAATGCT